GGTACACACGCAAATACTTGATGAAAATGGTGCTTTAATCGACGTTAGCGGGCGTGTAGTGGATATCATGGAGGATTACAGCGACTGGGAATAGTTCAGCGTGTAACGGCTTATCTTTAAGCCGTTATGCAGTGCGCTATTGCACTAATTAACTTAAACCGGAGATACACAAATGAATACATTTTACGACGTGGTAGTTGGATCAATTTTGACAACAATTTTTACTGTTGTGTTTGTTGCAGAGCTGATTGTGTTGTGGGGAGAATAAGCCATGATACCCCACGATAAATTTATGAAAGAAACAGACCCTGCCACCATTCCGCAATATTTTGTGAATGGCGAATACCATCGACAATTATCGCTTGATATCGCTCGCATAGAATATATGAAAATATATTTATGGGCGACTTACACGCCATCTACTGAAAAACCGACACGCAATCCGATGTCTTACACTGAAGCAGAAATTGCAGAAATGTTTAGAATCTTTGAAGAAACTGGAGAATAAACCATGATGACATATAAACAATACATCCAATCGCTACCAAGTGAACATATCCAAATGCTTTACGATGAAGATGTTCATTTATTTCAAGCATACAGAGAATATGTGACGGCTTACAAATCACTTGAAGCAGAGTATGGAGAAATCAAAAATGCTAATACCTAAAAAGCCGATGAAGGTTAAATGCCCAAAGGCGCTAAAAGTTTCACGCGGTAGACCTAAAATTGATCCGCGCAAAAAATCACGACACTATCAGCTATCACTTCAAGGTGACTTGATTGATTTTCTCGAAGCCGCTGGACTCAAATCAAAATCGGCTTTTGTTAGTTTAGCAATTCGGACGATGATGGAATTCAAAAAATACCGTTCACTGCCTTACGACAAATGTTTAGATTGCGGTTGCGATATGACAGCGCCACTCAATCCCATGGATGGTGCAAAAACATACGTCGATGAGGATGGTAAAGTTTTGGATGTTTTTGTTCAATGCGAAGGTTGCGGTGGTCGTGCTGGACATAGGCAATATGATCCACGAAACCATGGACTAGAATCAGAATAAAATATTAGCCGGTTAACTGCCGGCTTTTTTGTCTGCGACATAGCGACATAGTGGACATAGTTTTTTCTATTTATATATTTTTTATAAATCAATTCAATTTTAGCCATATTTCTATTAAATATTTCTCATAACCATTATTAGTAAAACTATGTCTACTATGTCGCAGAGAGTATAAGAATGTAGTATTTATAAGGGTTTGAAGGTGCGACATAGTGATTTTCAAACTATGTCGCAAATCCATAGTTACTATGTCGCAAATAAAATTTAGCGTTTTTTCTCTGCGACATAGTTTAAATTTTAAATCCCGTAATGCTCCCTAACTTTCTTGATAACCGCATCTTCATCTACAGTGCTACGTCGCCAAATCGTGTGTTTTTTCCGCCCTCCGTCGCTTGTCGGCACATCGATTCGCTTGTGTACTTTCTCATAGCCAATCTGTAAAAGTATCCGAGTAAGCGCTGACGTTTTTGGTAGCTTCAACACAGCAGGATCGAACTCCTCGAAATTAAGTTTTCCCAGTAGTGTTATATCGACGATATTTTCATTAATCACACCGCAGTGGTAATGTGCAATCAAATCTTTTACTTCTTCAAATTCATGCGACACAGAGTACCCTATCATCTTTTCACGCGACAAGGTTTTAGGCGCTCGACCTTTTGCTGAAAAATCAGCACTTATCACCCGATTCATAAAGTAGTGGCAAAGTGCATCCATGCGACGGTCTGTTTCTGAAAACAGTTTTTCAAAATACCTGTTGGTTTCCTGCTCACCGCCAAGCAGTGCAAATAAATGTTCCTCCGACTGACAGCGACTATACAAAACGCAGTAACGACGATCCCCATTGGTAATCGGCAGTGCATCTTGGTAATTGGTTAAAAGAAAATACGACGTAAAATTAGGAACAGTCCTAGAGTTCGAAAACTTCTCCTCAATCTGTATCGTTTCGTTTGTAATGTATGGCTTCATCGTATCGATAATCGACCACCTGTTATCGCCCGACAGCCTTATCTCCTCAACGATATTCAGCACCGAACCATACGCCCATCCCGAAAACGTTCCTTTCGTAAATTGCTTCGGATCTAGCTGAGTGGCATTCGACCCAAGTATCCCCTGCAAAATGCGAGTAAAGTATGTTTTACCGCCACCTTGCGTACCCTGCAAAAGTACCGCCCAGTTCACTTTGCTGCCAATGTTTTGTACAACATGGCACATCCAGTCCAGCAGTATCGCCCTTTCTTTAGGTTCAACCAGCGTAAATTCCAAGTGCTTGAGCATCATATCCACAACAACCAACCCATCGGCATCCATCATTTCACATGGCAACACACCGCGCTTCTTATATGAGTTCACATATCGCAACCCATCGTTATCATTAACGAAAATCCCATCGTTCTTACTCGCCCAGTACATGGTATCGATGACTGTATCCATTTTCCAATCAACCAGCGCCATCGACGATGCTGATCTTTCCGCTGCGACGCACTCATCCATGCGATCAAACTCCGCGTTGAAGGCTTCGCGCTTGATAGAGTAGCCGTGCTTTAAGTTATGGAACTCCATCGGGCGCTGTACATAAACCCAGTTGTTCAACCACGACGGCATCTCCTCAACAACCAGTCCTCCCTTCTTCGGTGGGCAAAGCTCACGAACGATAGCCGACTTCGTCATCCCCTCACCTTTACCCCACCGGTCGTAAATGTCCTGTGCGATTTGCTGACGCTTGGTTAATGTCACAGCGCTGAGTGGTAATTTACGCAACTTATTGCGCACGTCCTCGTATGCACGATCATTATCAACCGACAGACCTTCCGACCCAGTGACAAAGATTTCTTTCACCTGCTTCTCGACAATCTCCCCAACACTTACCCCACTGTCCTTGACCATCTTAATCACTGTGGCAAACGTCAACGGGCGCACTTTCTTTTCCGTCTTGAATGATTGCCATTTGCGGTCAATATCTGCCGCGTTGAACTTATCCGAGTTAGCCGACCAATGCAGCCAAAGTAGTTTCCCATCATCCGATCCGCGATATTGATGATGCAATGCCTGCCCAACGGTAATCCACGTCGAGTAATCACCTGCCGATTCAAGGAGTGCATCGAGATTGGCTTCAACCAGTGCATCACTGACATCAATTGGTTCATGCGCGAGTGCAAGCGAGAGTCCCTGCATATCGTCCGCGTCATCATCTACATCGAATTCAACTGCCAAGTATTCCTTGACAGTTCCCTGCACCAGCTTTTCAACAGGAAAGGCAAGCGCTACATCCACATCAACCTCACTGCCTTCCATCACCATCACGAAAGCCGACTCAATCGAACCAGCGCTAACACTTGGCATATACATAAACTGAGCAGGCTTAAAAGCACTGTCATCAATAATAAAACTGGTAAACTCCGACGCAAACCAGTGCATCACGGCAACATACTCCTCCGCGCTGACCTCCCGTGACAGTGGCAACACTATACGAAAGCGATTAGCGTCATCTGTACTACGCCATGTTGAGTACGCAACCAGCGCAAAGCCTGTCATCTCCAGCTCGAACTCAATCTCTCCTTTAGTCATTGCGCATTCATCAACGTCAATGGTCAAAATCGAACGCCCAAGCAGGTTCTCCGTGTTGCGATAACCACCACTGAACCCACCGCCACAGAACCAGCCTTCCTGCTCTTTGGTCTTTGCGACCTTGTGCTTACCCAGTACCGTGCAAATTCGCTCCCATGTCACCTCCACATTGCGACAGACAGCGCTGTTCTTATCTCCGCGACTTATCCGATAAAGTTTATCTGTCATAACTCACCCTTAAAAATAACAACCGCAGACGGAAAAGGTGCTGAGTTTTTAGAATCACCAAACTTTAAACGTCCTCGGATAAACTCAATTTCACCTTTCATAACATAATCATGCCAATACGCCGTGTCTGTTCTTGCAGGTATAAGCATCACTACCTTTGCGCCTTTTAAAGATGATTCATATCCTTTTTTAATCCAGTGTTTTATTTGTCTACCATAAGGAGGATTACACCAAACAACCCCAGTCCATTCTTGTTTTAACCCATCTATTTCCGGTGTAAAATATTTTTTGCATTTCGCATTTTCTGGCAACGCACAAACATCTAAATCAAAGTTATGTACTGCATTATACCTATCAAAAAAATCCTGCGGTGTAGACCACAAATCAGTCGTACTTGAAAAATGAATATTTTTAACTTTATTATCCTCGACTTTTTTCATGACTCAATCCTCGTTATCTTTTAATTATTGGTAAATCAACCGCTTTAATTGCCCCATCGGTTAATTGCTCAACCTGTATCGCCCTGTTTGCCGGTATCTTTCCTTCCGTTACCCAATACGACACCGCTGCTTTAGTGACGCCTAACTTCTTTGCTAACACAACCTGCTCACCACCAAACCACTGCACCACATCATCAACGGTCACACCGTCATAAAATTCTTCATTTTCCATTTGCATCTCTTTGTGAGTTAAGTTAAGATTGACTCTCATTTTACAACAACAGAGGAAAAACACAATGAATGATTTAACAATACTTACAAACACCCAGCTTGGTGAATTCATTTCACTCTCATTAATACATGGCACAAACACTCAGTTTAGCTATGAGTTATTGCATGAAGTGGCAGAGCGCTTAGTGCAAACGGATGAAATTATCAAAGCAGGAATTAGCAATGGTATTCACGAAACGCTAACTAAGCAATCGACTGCGTTTAAATTCAGACTTGAGGATGTTGTCAAAACGCTTGATGAAACGTTAGCGCCTGCAATTATTGAAGATAACAAAGAAACTGTTGAAAGCATCACTGATATTGAGCATCACGAAGCAATGAACAAAGCGATGAAAGTAGATAGGGATGAAGGCAGAGCAGGATTATCTAGCACTAAGAAAACAATCCTAGACCAACTGCCAGTTGAACAAGTAACCGAACAAGTAACCGAACAAGTAACCGAACAAGTAACCGAACAAGTAACCGATCAAGTAAAACCTAAAGCAGTAAAGAAAAAAGAAAAGCCTGTAGAAGTAGAAGCGGAAGAACTCGCTGAAGAACCTGTTGAAGAAGTAAAAGAACCCGAACTTCTCATAACATCAAAACTATTAAAAGAAATGGCGCTTGAACTACGTCAACGCAACGCTGTTCCTAAAGATAGCATTATAGATAAGTTAACTGAACTAGGTGCGTCTAGCACAATGACTCTTGCCCCTAAACATTATGTTGAATTTTATAACTTCTTGGAGAGCTTCAATGTCTAATGAAGAAGCGCCTAAACACTCTTTACTGAGCGCAAGTGGTAGTGCTACTTGGCTATATTGCTCCGGTAGCGTCGCAGCGCAAAAACCTTATAAGGAATCCCGTAGCGCATTTGCGGACGAAGGCACGGCAGCGCATGAGCTTGCAGAGATATGCTTAAAAGGTGATCTCAATCCGTTTGACTTTGAAGGTAAGCAATTACCCGAAACAAACTGGATAACAGTAGATAAAGCCATGTGCCACCATGTAAACGATTACATGGACTTCATTGCAGAACACAAAGGTCATAAAATCTATGAGCAAAAACTCGACTACAGCGAGTACGCGCAAGATGGTTTTGGTACAGCCGATTGCATTATCTTAAATGACGATAACGTAACAATTATCGACTTGAAGTACGGCAAAGGCGTGAAAGTCTATGCTGATACTACGCAAACTAAAATCTACGCGCTAGGGGTCTATAGCGAGTTTGGTATGCTCGAAGATATCAAGACCATCGCAATGATTATCTACCAACCGCGACTAGACCATATTGATGAATTGACGATAACCATTGAGGAGTTACTGGCGTTTGGTGAATGGGTAAAAGAGCGAGCAGAATTGGCTATGCAGGAAAACGCCCCGCTGACTGCTGGTGAGAAGCAATGTCAATGGTGTAAGCACAAGGCACGATGCCCAGAACTTATGCGCTACACAGAAAACGCTATACAAGCGAGTTTTGGTTTTTTCGACGAGCTACCCAGTGTAAACAGGTTATCCGACGCAGAGCTTAACCTTGCACTGAGTAGCGCAATACTGATTAAATCATGGCTGAGTGCCATTGAAGAACACGTCAGAGAGCGCTTAGAATCCGGAAATGGCTTTACCGGCTACAAACTTGTCGAAGGTCGCAGTTCACGCGATTGGGGTAGTGAAGAAGAAGCCGTTATCGCACTCTCTGACGCACACACTGAGGAAGAATTGTTTGAGCGTAGTTTTATTTCCGTGGCTAAATTTGAAAAGTTAGTAGGCAAGAAAAACATAAAAGACTTTGAAAATCTGATAGTTAAAAAATCGGGTAAACCGACTGTTGTACCAGAAAGTGACCCCAGAAAATCCTTGTCAGTTTCTGCAAATGATTTTTCTGAATTTGACGATTGACACAAGTAATAAATCAATCTAAACTTAACTCAACTTATCTCTCCGGTTAAGTTAAAACGAGGATGGGAAATCACTTAATAGGCGATTTATCAATAACCCATCCTCACCTAATCCCAAAACCATAATGCTATAAGCAAGAAGGCTAAAATGTCAGAAACACAAATCAAATTAGGCGAAGTTCGTTTGTCATTCCCATCTCTTTTCAAAAAAGCAGTATTTGAAGGAGAGGAAACAAAATTTGAAGCTACCGTGCTAATGGAAAAAGGCAGTAAAAATCACAAAATTACCGAAGCGGCAATTGAAAAATTCATTGCGCAAACATTTAAAGACGGTGCGCCTAAAGGTCTTAAAATAACTTGTTTCCAAGATGGTGCCACTAAAGACGTAGAAGGCTATGAAGGCATGATGGCGCTAAAAGGCTCATCAAATAAACGCATTCCAGTATTCGATAAAGACCGCTCACCAATCACAGAAGAAGATGACAAGGTGTACGCTGGATGCTACGTCAATGCGATTTTTGACTTTTGGTTTTCAAGTCATCCTAAAGGTGGTAAACAAATTCTTGCCAATCTTCTCGGTGTTCAATTCAAGAGAGATGGCGAAACCTTCTCTGATGCTAAAGTCGCAAGTGCTGATTTCTTTGACGACGAATCAGAAGAAGATGATTTTTAAATACTCTGTGTCCTCAGTGTAGTGAAAAGACGATTGGATTGACATCGTAAAAGTTAATTGACAGCCGGAAAGACGGCATTTTATAAGGAATAAAATAATGAGTAATTGTATTATTTGGAAAGGTAAAACTTGGTCTCAAGGTCGTTATGGATATTTATATGTTGATGGTAAAACTATATCCGCGCATACGCCAATATGCGTGTCGCCTAATTGAGTTTTTAAAAGTAAGTTTGCGGGTGTCCTCATAGACCCAAAAAAGTTATGAGTCAGTGGCTTTACATTTTTAATCCTGTGTAAATAATCAAGTAAACTTACTTTTAAAACCTCAAGCTCCACCTCTCCTCTGCCGACATTTTGCTATCAACTTGTCGGTTTTTTTATATTCACAAATAGGATACCCCTATGAATACTTACATTATTGACACTGAGTGTTATAAAAACTATTGGCTATTTTTAGCCGTTAATCATAAAACAGGTGTATCGCTTGAAATAGAATTGTTTGGCGAAGATACAAAGTTAAATGAGCAGCAAGCCAAAAAGATACAGCGTCTACTTCTCAATCATGAAACCGTTTCATTCAATGGGTTGAACTACGATATACCCGTTATTCATGGCGCATTGGATTCATGGGATTGCTCAAAGTTACACAAACTTTCCACAAAAATAATCACAGATCAGCGCGTTACTTGGCAGATTCTCAAAGAGCATAAGCTCCAAGTCCCTACTTACGATAAACATATCGACATTATTGAAATCCCCATTGGACAGGCATCGCTTAAAATTTACGGTGGACGTATTCACACCCAGAAAATGCAAGACTTGCCAATTGATCCTAACGAGTTAATAAAAGATACTGAGCGTAGTTTGATGCGCAAGTATTGCAGAAACGATACTCAAGTTACCGGTGAACTGTTTGACAAGCTCAAAGGGCAAATAGACTTGCGCAAAGAGATGACACAGCAATACGGTATCAACCTCAATTCAAAGTCCGATGCGCAAATTGCTGAAGCGATTATTAAATCAGAATTGCAAAAAATGTGCGATATATCAACTGCAAAATTTAAAGCAAAGCAATATGAAAATAATCACGTTTTTCGGTATTCCAATCCTAAAATAATTGAATTTAAATCAGAAAAACTTAAGTCCATTTTCAATAAACTTATTAATCAAGAATTTACCATTGCTGATAATGGGGCAATAATTTGTCCAGATTGGTTAGGAGAAAGGATAGTTATCGGGGAAACAGAATA